GACTTCCGCTGGTTCTATGCTTTATAGATCCGAAGAGCTTGAAACTATCTGGACACTTGGTTATTCCTCCATTGGAGATGTTAACTTCGAATCAGCTGCATATGCTGCAAGATATATCGTCTCAAAACAAACAGGTAAGGACGTAGACCCTAATCATTACCATTATTGCGATTTAAAAACAGGCGAATTAGTAAAATTAACACCGGAATATAACAAAATGAGCTTAAGACCCATGTCAGGAAAAAAAGGCGACCCAGGAGGTATAGGAGCAGAATGGTATAAAAAGTACAAAACTGACGTCTATCCACATGATTATGTGGTAGTTAGAGGCAAAAAAATGAGGCCACCTAAGTATTACGATCAATTACATTACAAAGAAAATCCATTTATTCACGAAGAAATACTTTACAACAGGGAAAAAAACGGTAAACTAAATAGCGAAGACAATACCCCTGAAAGACTAATCGTGAAAGAAAAAGTAATGCAGGCAAAACTTCAACAACTTAAACGTAACCTCACTTAGGAAATCCTCATGAAACTATCATTATGTTCAGTAAAAGACCGGGCAGCTGATGCATACGGTCGACCAATGTTTGTACCATCAACTGGTGTAGCAATTAGATCATTTAGCGATGAAATCAATCGCGCAGCTGATGACAACCAGTTATACAACCACCCAGATGACTTCGATTTATATGAGTTCGGCGAATTTGACGACAACTCAGGAAGATTTTATCTTCACGAAGAACCAAAATTGCTCAGTCTGGGTAAACAAGTAAAAATTCAAAACTAAACCGTAGAGAAATGGGCAACCATTTCTCACGGAATAATCTTAGGAGCCAAAATGCATCGTAATCGTTCAGTAGATATACATCAGTTCACAATGATTCCAAAAGCGGATATACCACGATCAAAATTTGACTGTCAAAGTACACACAAAACAACATTCGATGCAGGTTATTTAGTCCCCGTATATGTAGACGAAGTATTACCAGGGGACACATTTAATCTAAATATGACAGCGTTTGCCCGAATGGCAACGCCACTATATCCAGTAATGGATAATTTACATTTAGAATCGTTCTTCTTTTTTGTCCCAAATAGACTTATTTGGAATAATTGGCAAAAATTTATGGGAGAACAAAACAATCCAGGGGACTCAATTTCATATGTAGTACCCCAACAGGTGTCACCAACGAGCGGATATGCAATCGGCTCGTTACAGGATTACATGGGTTTACCCACTGTAGGCCAAGTAAATAATGGTGCAACAGTAAGTCACTGCGCATTCTGGCCACGTGCATACAACCTTATTTACAATGAATGGTTTCGGGACGAAAACCTTCAAAATTCAGTAGTAGTAGATAAGGGTGATGGCCCAGATACAGTAACTAATTACACACTACTACGCCGTGGCAAACGTAAAGACTATTTTACATCAGCTTTACCATGGCCACAAAAAGGCAGTTCAGTAACACTGCCATTAGGATCAAGTGCACCAGTTAAAATTGGTGTCGATGTATCCGCATCTACATATTTTCCAACCATTCAAGATAGTACTGGAACCGCTCGAGGTATATACAATGGTACTGGCGGCGTAGCCAACAATATTCTTATGAATGGTACATATGGAATACAAAGTCCAAATTCACCATTATTTGCAGACTTATCAGCTGCAACTGCAGCAACTATTAACCAATTACGCCAATCATTTCAGATTCAAAAATTATTGGAACGTGACGCCAGGGGCGGCACACGATACACTGAAATTATTAGATCACACTTTGGAGTGGTATCACCAGATGCACGATTACAAAGACCGGAGTACCTCGGAGGAGGTACAACAAACATCAATATTAGCCCGATTGCGCAAACTAGTGGAACAAGTGCAAGTGGAACAACTACCCCTTTGGGTACACTTGCTTCTATGGGTACTGCCCTCGCTCACAATCATGGCTTTACTCAATCATTTGTTGAACATGGAGTAATTCTCGGATTGGTATCAATCCGTGCAGATTTAACATATCAACAAGGGTTATCACGCATGTGGAACCGATCAACTCGTTACGATTTCTATTTCCCAGCATTTGCAATGTTGGGAGAACAAGCAGTATTAAACGAAGAAATTTATGTAACAGGTAACTCAACACAAGACAATGGCGTTTTTGGGTATCAAGAACGATGGGCAGAATATCGTTATTACCCATCACGAATTTCCAGTCTGTTTAGATCAACAGCTGCCGGTACTATTGACGGATGGCATTTAGCCCAGAAATTTACAGCGTTACCAACATTAAATGACACATTTATTAAAGACACACCACCAGTATCACGTGTGTTAGCCGTAGGTGCGTCAGCAAACGGCCAACAATTTATCTTTGATTCTTTCTTTGATGTAAAGAAAGCAAGACCAATGCCAATGTATAGCGTACCCGGCTTAATCGATCATTTCTAATATGTTAGATTCTATCGTCAGTGCTATTGGTAATTTAAGTCCAGTTGTTAGTGCTTTTGGCAATTTATTAGGCACAAATCAAACTAATCAAGCCGCCTGGGATAGAGCCCAGTCGGCTCAGAATTTTAGTGCCGAACAATACGCCACAAGGTATCAAACAACAGTAAAAGATTTACAAGCATCAGGATTAAATCCAATGCTTGCATATAGTCAAGGACCAGGTACATCACCAACTGGGGTTCAAGCCCCAGTACAAAATGCTTTAGGTTCTGCTGTAGAAGGATATCAAAAAGGTAAAGCAGTATCAGCTCAAGCTGCATTACAAGCAGAACAAGCAAAACAAGCGGAATCGCAAACAACATTAAATTCAGCAAACGCAGCGAAATCTGTTGCAGAGGCAAAAGTCGCTGAGGAACAAGCTAAATTATTAGCGGTACAACAGCCAAAAGCTGAGCAAGAAGAAAAAACGAGCAAAGAGCTTGCAAAAGCATATATTCAACAAGCTGGAGCTTCAGCTGCGCAAGCAGCAAAGGCTTATGAAGAAATTAAGAATATTGCGCAAAATAATCAAAACTTAAGAGCAGAATTGCAGCGTTTGCAACAAGCTAACGATCAATCTGCACCAGAATCAGAAATTGCAAAAAAGTATCCAACTTTTTATTATCTATTTCACAAACTAATGCCATCGCTGTCAGGCAGCATTGGCAAACCATTCCAATATGGAAGATAAAATGACAAAAAAAGCCCCTTTTTTAAGAACACCATACAACTATGATACGGATGCTGCGTCAAATGAGTCAGGGTTGCATTGTGAGGATGCAACTCTGGCTCAGCAGCATTTCAAAGACGAAACGGATATTAATAATATCCTTCGTCAATTTAATATAACAGGACTTCTTCCAGAAGCTCCATTATCGCCTCGCTACGGCGATTTTACGGGCATTGGTGACTACCATACTGCCCTCAATCAAGTAATTGCTGCAGAGGACGAATTTATGTCCTTGCCAGCAACATTAAGAGCTAGGTTCGAAAACGATCCAGCTCAACTTATAGATTTTTTAAATAATCCCGAAAACTTAGATGAGGCTATTTCACTCGGCCTCGTCAATAAACCTGCGGAACTGCCGCAAGTCGTTGAAGTTTCGCAGGAAAAAGCGGTCGAATAGACCGCAAGCACAGTTACCCTACTTGATGTAACTGTGCTAGGTGACACCAAAACCACAAAAGGAGAAAAATATGTACATGCGTAGAAAATCAGTAAGTAAGAAAAAGTCTGCTAAGACTTTTAGACATCACGCCCATAAGACTAAATCGCCTAACATGCGATCAGCCCCCCAGCGTGGAGGCTGGAGGTTCTAATAAAACCCCCAGGCACCTCACATGCCTTGTGTAAAACCTTTAACGGCATATTTAATGCCGTATTACGCTGCTGGAAAGCAGTGTAATGAAATATCATTTAAACCTTGTCCAGATAGTAACAAGGTAATGCTTCCCTGCGGGCAATGTATTGGCTGCAGGCTAGAAAAATCAAGGCAGTGGGCAATGCGATGCATGCATGAAGCCCAATTACATGAACATAATTGTTTTCTCACTTTAACTTATGACGATACACATCTCCCAAGCGATGGCTCACTACATCACAAAGACTTTCAACTCTTCATTAAGCGACTTCGAAAAAAACTCGGAAACATTAGAATCCGCTATTACATGGTTGGAGAGTATGGCGAATCTTTCGGCAGACCTCACTTCCACGCCTGTATCTTTGGATACGACTTTCATGATAAAAAATTATGGAAAAGGACTTCCGCTGGTTCTATGCTTTATAGATCCGAAGAGCTTGAAACTATCTGGACACTTGGTTATTCCTCCATTGGAGATGTTAACTTCGAATCAGCTGCATATGCTGCAAGATATATCGTCTC